CATTGGTCATATTGTCTTCCATGCGATCTATCATGTCTGCCAGCATCTGCTTTATAACTGTCTTTCTTTCGTCATCAATCCACTCTTCGTGGAGGAGCTGAAGCAAATCACTTATAGCACTTGGAGCCATAAAATAATAAAAAGAGAGCTATTTATATACTTATCCTATTTGAACTGAGTTTATAATGTCCATGACTGAACAGGCGTGGTCTCTTTCACACCTAAGTCGTTTTTGCTCCTTTAATAACTCTCTTTCTTGTTTTGCCAGTGACAAGAGTTCCTTCTCTATTTCACTTAGTCTTGATGATTGATCCATGTACTATATATGCTTATCTGTTATATAAAAATTGTGTATAAATTAAACTTTCTCATTACCGTCATCTTTTTTGTTAAGATTCAGTTCCATCATCTTGTCCTCAAGAAGAAAGTGAAGTTTCCAAAATGTCTTGCGACTCTGTTCACCCATTTCCTTTGATTCAACCTCGTCATACTTGAAATTAAACCACTTTAATATCTCTCCAAAGTCTTCCAATTCCAGTTCTACCATGAATGTCAAAATGTATATATACTATTAAAGATTACCAATTGTATGTCTGACAAAGGTAATAAAGAAAAAAAGGCACAGCCTTCAATCGAGGATTCCCCTAAAGACATTTCTACCTCACCGAGTGGAAGCCCATGTATATGTGAAGACAAAAGAGACATAATGTGTCAGATACATGGTGGTTAAAATAATTCGAAATTTTATTAACGGTCTAAAAAAGTCTTTCAGTGGGAAAGACTACCTAAGAGAGATAAACCAATGCAACAAATGTGGAAAGCCTAGTTTTTTCGACTCTTGCCTGAAATGCGAGACAGACGATGCATATCGTGGATGGAATAAAAAACAGTTAAAAGATAACATCTAGTCGTCTTTGCTTCCGAATATTGCCATGATTTGGTTTTGCAAATCCGTGAATATTGCTTCTATTGACTGCTGTTGCATAACATATTTAATATATATTATTATATAAAGGTTGTGTAAAATTTAAAAGGTGCTACGCACCTGACAATAACTTTATATATTGTGACAAATATTGACATGTATAATGGGTTTTCGTAAATCGTTCGCAGGTGCGTTAAGCAGATTGAACTTAATTGAGAAATCCTATACGGAAACCACAACCAGACCTAGCGTTGCCCAGCCTTACATGTCCACCGATACAGGTGCAAAACTACCAATTTTCCCATTCCCACTCACCATGATTTATGAGTTGGCAGACAATATTGATGCTTTAAGAATTCCTATTGAGACTTTGAACCGTGAAATGTTCAAGAACGGCTTTGAGGTTGTAGAGAAATGGAAGTACAAATGCAACAACTGTAGCAAGGAATTCCAGTATGCACCTACTGCCGACAACCCTGACGAGCAGCCATTCGAGGCAAACGGAGACAACTATACCTCTCCACACCCACGCAAAAAGGCAGTTGCTGCACCTAAAGCACAGGCTTTGGTATGTGATACATGTGGAAGCAATGACTTGGTTAGACCTGTACCAGAGCACAGAAAGACTTTGGAAAACTTGATGTTAGAACCTGTAAACAGCAACCAGCAGACTTTGGAAGACGTGTCACGTCAGTTGGAACGTGACTTTGAAATCGCAGACAACGCATATTTGCTTTTGCTAAAGAATTACAAGATAGACGATACTACTGGAAAGATAGACGAGGACAAGACAATTATAAAAGAGATGCTAAGGATCGAGCCACCACAGGTGGCAATGATTGCAGACAGTGACGGCAGAATTGGCTATGACGACAAGCGAAACAAGATTTGGGTATGCCCTAGATTTGAGCACAGGGATGCACGACTTACCACCCCTACATGTGACCGTTGTGGTGCAGAGGCACTAAAGGCAGTTATCGAGGTTAACTCAGTTTATTCTATTGGCATTCCACAGCCTAAGCGTGTTATTTATGGCGAAGGCGAAGTTATTTGGAAGGCTGGAAAGTACAAGCCAAACTTGCTTTACGGATTTTCACCTATCTATTCAGTATGGTCAAAGGCTATGTCCCTCTCACATATGGACGAGTATATCAGAAAATACTTTGACAAGATGAGACCACCACGAGGCATGTTGGTAATTTCTTCAAGAAACTATGACACATTCAGAAAGTCATGGGACGTACTTGAACAGAAGGCACAGGAAGATCCTTACATGATTCACCCACTTTTGGTCGAGAATGACAAGGGTGGAAAGAACCCTGCACAGTGGCTGGACTTTACTGGCTCGCTTAAGGAGTTGGAATTTATCGAGGTAAGAAAGGAATTAAGAATGATTATCGGTGCTGTCTATGGCGTACTTCCATTCTATTACGGTGAAACCCCTGCTGGATGGAGTCAGGAAGGACTACAGGTAACCATTACAAACCGTGCCGTTCTATGGGGACAGGACACGTTAAAGAAGGCATTTTTCTCAAAAATCTCAAAGATGTTAAACATTGACGATTGGGACTTGCAACTAAAGACTGGAGAGGAAACCGACAAGTTGAGAGACTTGCAGACTGACGGAATTGAAATACAGAACATGATGATGCTTCAACAGATGGGCTTTGAGATTACAAGAACCCATACAGGAGAGTTCAAGGTAAGCAAGAACAGTGCAATGACACCAGACATGATGTTTGGAGTAGGTGCAATTAACGGCAACATGAACGGTGCAGGAAAGGGAGTACCAGCCCCACAGGAAAAGACACAGGCATTTGAAGGTGAGCCAAACAACATGAGACCAAGTGACATTGGTGGAACTGGACAGGGAAGTCCTACAAGTGGAAGCTCGATGAGCAAGAAATCTGCATATCCAAAGGGAATTACTCCGTCAAACTTTGAAGTTGTAAAAAGTACTTTGCAAACTGCAATAGACTATGACTGGAAAAAGACAAAGACAGTTGAGGAATTGAGAAAGGCAACTGGAATGACAGTAAGAGATGCAAGAGACATTGTTGCAACAGAGTTTGAAGGCGTAAAGAGATGGGAAGATGAGTAAAGTATTCTGTAAAAAAAAGATAGGTTTTTATGTAACAAAGACGGAAGAGGAGGAGGAAGATGACTAAAACTATTACTAAACTTGTTTTTAGAAGATGTAATGTATGTGAAAGCACTGCAATAAAGTGGCAAGACAAGGAAGATGAGAATCATATGTGCTACGAGTGCATGGAAAGTGAAAATGACCGTGTGTTTGATCATGGAGACCAAAATTGACCAAAAGATTCCACAAATGCGATGAAACTTGCAAAATAAATCATAAAAAAAATACAAAGACGGCATCAAAACCAAAAGTTGAGAAAAAATTTGTTGAAACTGACTTTGGAAATGTTCCTGTATCTACAAAAAGCAAGGCAAAAACAAAACCAGAGGTTGTAAATGTCTATTCAAACAAGCCAAAGATAGAAGCTGTATGGCAAATTATTGATATTATTGATGAAATAAACAATCCACTTGAAACTAACAAAGTTTTAGAGAAAACACTTATTACATTAAGGAAATTACAACAAGACATTGCCTGAAAAGTTAGAAACTAACGAAAACGCAAACGATATGACAAAAAAGCTTTGGGAAAAGCACCAAAGTGACGAGTTTACTGCCGTTAACAATTACAAAGAGGGAGTTTGTCTTGGCTGTATGAAGGTTGACCGAGCAGCAGCTACTATTGCAGATATTTGTGGTGATTGTGCTGGAAAAAAAGGTCGTGAGCCACTTTTGGCAAAGATTTGTGACAAATATTACGGTCTTTGTTTCTTTTGCAGCAAGTACAAGTTCAATATTGAGCAGGTAAACGGAAGATTTTGCAGTACATGCCATCGTAGAATAGCAAATATCACAAAGGAATACAACAAGAAAGGTGGATTTATGAAGACAGACCCATTCTGGATTTCAATGCGTAAAAAGCACGGAAAAGACTGGAAACAGATTATGGGTGGCTATAACAAGTCTAATCGGAAGTAATCTTTGTCAAAGAATTTCTAAATCTTGCCCATTCAACCATGTTAGGGACTCTTAGATTTTCTTCTATCTTTTCAAGTAACTCGTTTGTCTTGGAAAGTTTCTCATCAATCTGTTCTAACCTTTCCTCTACCTCTCCCAGTACAAAGTCAAACTTCATTCTTTTTCATCCAAGATAAATATTATACGGTCGTTTTTAAAATCATAGTAGCGTTTATCATAATCAATATTACACTTTCCTTCTTTTATTCCAAAATATCTGCCTACTCTCATACTTAATAGTGGCTTTCTCATAAACCTTGGAAATATTTCCAAATGGTTTTTCTTGTTGTTAAATCTGATTTTACCATGAGTGACAAGTTTTTCATCACCTTCTATCCATTCTTTTGCATCTCCTTTTCTGAAATGTACAATGCTTCTATCAAGTCTTGGTCTTTCCTTTTGGTCATTGGAATTTGTAACTACCCATAATTTTTCTCCTTTCACATACAGATCTATGAGAGGCATTTTATGCTCTAAATCGTCAACATGTTCCCTGTAAACTGCCTT